GCACGGCTTTACTGTCCGACCTGCGGGACCGGAATAGAAGAGATTGACCGATCTCGGATAAATGCTCTTGGTAAGGCTCTGGCCCCAGGCGAATGGGTAGAGCGTGGCCAGGTTATGGGGATTTCCGACACGGCGGACAGCGACACTTATTCTGAATGGGTGTCCGGGCTGGTATCGTTCTCGCCCAAGAAGAGCTTCGAGTTCATCGCGCGTAAGCTCATACGAGCTTATGAATCAGGCGACCCGGACAAAATCCAAGGTGTTCTAAATACGGATCTGGGCGAGCTTTACGCGATATCTGGCGATGCGCCGAAGGTGGCGGAGATTGCGGCTTGTCAGGGCGAGTACAAAACTGGGCAAGTGCCGGATGGCGTAGCGCTGATTACCGCTGGTGTTGACGTACAGCGTAATCGCTTAGTCTACATCATTCGCGGATGGGGCTACGGTGGACATTCTTGGCTTCTCGATTATGGGGAGCTGTGGGGTGAGACTGATCAAGAACGGGTATGGGTTAGCCTAGACGAGCTTTTGCTGCGTACTTATGGCCCAACCGAGCCGCGCTCATTGTCAATTAGGCGTATGGCTATAGACTCTGGGTTCCGCAAGGACCCGGTATACGCTTTTTGTATGAAGCACCAGGCGCTGGCTATCCCTACTAAGGGCCATGACCATATGGATAAGCCGTTCTCGGCTAGCGCCATTGAGGTAACGTACCTGGGGCGGCCTAAGAAGTTGAGCATTCAGCTATGGCATGTTGACTCAGATGTTGCCAAGAGCTGGGTACATGCCCGCATATCTGATCCGGAGCGTCGCTGGTGGGTTCCGCAAGGCGTGGACGATGATTACTCTAAGCAGATGGTTGCTGAAGAACGGATCGTCAAGTCATCAGGTAAGGTCATCTGGATTGTTAAAGGTGAAAACCATTACTTGGATGCTGAGGCACTGGCCTACATGGCAATGAAGACTTTAGGGTTTGAGCAGAAGTTAAGGGCAGCACCAATCGAGAAGAAAGAGGTTGAAGTAAGGGCGACGCCACGGCCTCAGTATCGGCAGCCTGGATTCGTGACTGGGTGGCAGAGATGACTCCGGAGATGGTTGCTAGGCATGAAACTGCTCGATCAATGAGAGCCGAAGGTGCAACATTACGTGTGATAGGTGAAACCTTACGGGTAACACCTATCAGAGCCAGGCAAATGCTCTTGAAAATACAAACACAAGAATACCGCTACTATTGCGTGATGGCTCACAAAGTATATTCATACGCAAAAAGTATAGCGGATTCGAAAAGCACCTCTGAAGCCTCGATGAGTAAAGGAAATGAACCGAAACAAACACGGTCTCGTGAAGTGACAATGGACGTGGTTAGGCGGCTTGAACAACTGGGCGCAAGCGAGAAAGTCATCGAGTTTGCGAAAAAGCTGGTTGGTCGCAAGTAAACCAAACTGGCGCCTGTTACAGTTGCCAGACTCTCGGCCTTGCTGTGTAGGTACGACGGGATTACGTAACCACCCTCGACGCGTCTCGCGCGAGCAGCCGCCTTTCGGGGCGGCTTTTTTATTGCCATCCTGTATAATTCCACCTGGCGACGTGGGCGAGATAGGGCGTTTTGCCTTCAGGACAAAGCCGAGTCTGGTAGATAATAGGCCAACAAAAGGCTGAGCGTGGCCAATATCCAAGCTACAAGCTCCGCAGGTTCGAATCCTGCCGTCGCCGTTCACCTGTTTTTAAAACAGCAATCCCAAGTGTCATACGCTTGGAGATAAGATGGGCAAACATATAGTTAATAAAATGCGGTCAGTTACGCATTTACAGCTAGTAGCCGCATTCAATGAGTGGCGGCGCATGATGCCTAACGAACCATATTATTCATCTGATGAGGGCGAAGATTATGGGGAGAGGTGTGCTGAATGTATTCAAAAAATAGTTACAGCTCTTACGGAGGCGAAAAGTACAGAACGGAAACGCCAGATTGAGGAGAGCGCAATCAAGAAAAACAGCCTTCAAATAGAAATGTATGAGGTTGTGCGCAAGATGAGGGAGCAGGGAGCAACACTTGCAGTTATAGGTAGGCATATTGGACGCCACCCATCAACCGTCAGAGCGATTTTATCTCGGTTGGCCAGACAGTTGAGGAAAAACAGCTGTTAAAGTTAAGCTCTGCGAAAACCGTTGCCGTCATTTGTTGGCGGCTTTTTTATTGCCTTGGATAAATGACGATTGCAATTCCAACAACCGAGCCGACCGAGCTTCGGGCTGGTGATACTTGGGAATGGGCCAGAAAAGACTTGGCGGATTTTCCTGCGCCTACGTGGACATTAAAATACCAGTTTAAGAATGCTTCTGCTTTCTTCTCGATTATCGCAGCAGCCGATGGTGTCAATCATGCGGTAACGGTGGCCAAGGGAATTACTGCTACTTATGCGTCTGGACTATACCAATGGTCAGCATTTACCGATAACGGAACGCTTCGCTATACGATTGGCACGGGGAATCTCAATGTCTTACGCAACTTTGACGACTCTGCTATATACGATCACAGGTCTCATGCACGCAAGACTCTCGAAAACATTGAGGCTGTACTAGAAAATCGGGCCACCATGGAACAATTGAATTATTCGATTGAAGGGCGCTCGCTCGAGCGGCGCTCGCTAGCTGAATTGCTGAAGCTTCGTGATAGCTATCGCGCTGAGGTTGCTGCGCAGGATGCGGCCATCGGTCTCGGGGCAAGCGGTAATATATTTATAAGGTTTGGCAGTGCCTGATAGAGGCTGGCCGCCAGCGCCTTATCGTTGCCCGCCTCCGCCACCGAGAAATGTAGCCATGCCAAATGTAGCTATGCCTGATGATCTTACTGAATTAGAGCAGCTTAACCAGGTGCTATCGCAAATCAAACAGTATGCGATGGAGCACAACATAAGCGCGGAACGCGTGCATGTTATGTTCAATGTTGGCATAGCCGCAGCGCGACTGCTGCTTCCACAATCTAAGTAACGTGGCTAACTTTCTCGACAAAATCCAGGCATTCATCGCTCCGAGCCTAGTACAAGAGAAAGAACGTGCGGAACTTGAGAACGAGCGCCTGAAGGCTGAGTTATCCAAGCACTCCAACACGCATCAGCGCATGTATCACGCTGCGCAGGCTTCTAGGCTTACCGCTGGCTGGAAGATTTCCAATAGCAGTGCTGATAACGAGCTTGTAACTAGCCTCACTACCCTGCGTAGCAGGTCACGTGCGTTAGGGCGTGATTCAGGATATGCGAAAAGGGCAAAAGTAATAGTTCAAAACAACCTAATCGGTTCTGGCATCGGCATGCAGGCCCAGGTCATGACAGCACGAGGTGGGCTGAATGACCGGGTAAACGACGAGATAGAAGAAGTTTGGAGAGAGAGCTGTCTTGCCAATAATTGGCACACCGGAGGGTTAATGCATCGCTTCGACATGGAGCGGGCTGGAGCAGGACAGGTATTTGAGGCTGGCGAAGTATTATTCCGAAAGTATTACAGGACATTTGGTAATTCTCCTGTTCCGTTTGCATTGGAGATGATAGAGGGTGAGCGCCTAGCTGACGAATTCATGAGTCCCACGCTACCTGTAGGGTTAGGTAGCGAATCCACTATACGCATGGGAGTCGAGGCAGACAGGTTCTTTAGGCCGCTAGCCTATTGGATCAGAAATGCGCATCCTGGAGATATTCGATTAAGTTCTCAGTCAAGCGAGCAAGTCGAGCGTATTCCGGCTGACCAAATATTGCATCTTCGGATGATTGATCGATGGCCGCAGACTCGCGGCGAGCCGTGGTTACATACTGCGGCGCGAAAGCTGAATGACATGGATGGTTATTCAGAGGCCGAGATTATCGCTGCCCGTGGCGCTGCGTCTTACATGGGCATCATAGAGACTCCAGAAACCTCACCAAATATTATGGGAGGAGAGGCTCAGGAGGACGGGTCTACGGAGGTAGAGATGACCCCCGGGATGCAAATGCGCCTTCGGCCTGGAGAAAAATATGATTTTGTTAACCCAGGTCGTCCTAACGCCAATGTAGACCCATTCATGCGGCTGATGTTGAGAGAAGTCGCTGCCGGTTCTGGAGTGTCCTATGAGAGCCTGTCTCGGGATTATTCACAGAGCAATTACAGCTCGAGCCGCCTAGCACTACTGGATGACAGGGACCTTTGGAGAATGTTGCAGCAATGGTTTATCAGGTCATTCTGTATTCCAATACACAGTGAATGGTTACAGCAGGCTGTTTTGTCTCGCGCGATTAGATCCATCTCTGTTGATGAATATGCAGCCAATCCGCGCAAGTTCGAGGCGGTAATTTGGAAGCCGCGTGGATGGTCATGGGTGGACCCGCCTAAGGAAGTCGCGGCTTACAAGGAGGCGGTCAATGCCGGGTTTACCACTGTTACTGATGTCATAGCTCAGACTGGTGGGGGTCAGGATATCGAGGACGTGTTGAACACGCGTAGGCGCGAGTTGGACATGATGAAGGAAAAGGATTTGATTTTTGATACTGATCCTGAAGTCTATATGGCGAAAGTAGCGCAGGTACAGACTCAGGCTCCGGCCCAAGAACAACTCAATCCAGTTACTGAAGAAGAGCCGCGCATGGCATTCAATATTTCTCCGGTAATCCATGCGCATATCCCTGAGCGCAATGTAACAATAGAGGGATCAACGTTTAACCTACCACCGTCACAGATACACATGAAACAGGATGCCCCTGTGGTAAATGTGACCACGCCTGAGATCAGGTTTGACATTCCTAGACAGGAAGCGCCAGTGGTTAACGTAGCGGCTTCACAAATCAAGATTGAGCCGCCGGTAATTAACATTCCGCAGACAGTTGTTAACTTTCCTGAAGAAAGGGCTATGCGAACAATCGTGGAAGAAAGAGATGAGCGTGGGCTTATTAAATCTACTAGGCGGGAGGCGGTTTAGGTGGCTGCTTATAATAAATTCCTTGCCTTTACTAAGGATCTGATTGCCGGTGTTCATAACTTCGATAAGCATACTTATAAGATCATGCTGACCAACGAGGCACCCCAGGCTACCTATAGCGTCAAGTTTGATTTGAAAGAAATAACCTCAGGTAACGGTTACCCATCTGGTGGCAAAGCCACAACGATGGCCACGTGGATGGAGGACGGAAAGGCTAAGTTCAGAGGTACTAATGTGGAATTCAGAGCTTTCGGTGGAGTCATTGGCCCGTTTAAGCACGCGGCGCTTTACAACGACACTGCACCACAAAAGCCTGTTATTGCTTGGTGGGACTATCCCGGAGAAAGCATTGTGTTGCAAATGGCCGAGCCGTTTACGGTGAGGTTCGGAGAGGTGATTGGAGAGGTGATTCCAGTATGAGTAAGTATAAAAAACGACCGTATGGCGACTACAGGGCTTCCCTGGAGAAGGTTTTAGAGGGGCGGGCAGAGACGGATCTGAAACTGGCACAAACTAAGCCACGTGACCTGATTAGTATCCATGATTATCCGCGCGCCAAATATTCTGTGTATTGGGAAATCAGGGTCGGTGGAAGTGACGATGAAGGCTGGCGGTGGGGAGTGCGTTTCTACGATTACGCAACAAGTAAGGTCGTAAAAGACGCGGTAGATGTGACTGATAAACGAGGCGATGCAGTTATTGACGCCCAGAAGTGGGTGCTGGCCAATATTGAGACATATCACCGATGATTAGCAGTCACGAAGTACCCGCGTAGCTAAACGTAGCTTAAGAGATTTTTTTAGAGTTTACCAATTCGCCTAGCTAGGCGAATTTTTCATTGCCCGTTTTCTACGGGCTTTTTAACGTCAGGAGATATGACGATGGCAATTTCTTATGATGTTGTTCTGGTTAGAAACCCGCGTCTTAATGTGGTTAGGGACGCAATTGATGGAGGCGCTGGTGCCGGGTTCCTTAGAATTTATGACGGTACTCGCCCAGCGACCTGCGGTACAGCGACAACTCTACTGGCTGAGTTGACGTTTACTGACCCGTGTGCAGCGGCGGCGTCTTCCGGTGTTCTCACTATGTCGGCTATTACTGCTGACGCAAGCGCTAATGCTACCGGGACGGCTACTTGGTTCCGTTGTGTGACATCAACTGGCTCTTGCGTCATCGACGGGAATGTAGGAACTTCTGGATCGGACCTTAATTTGAATAGCACCGCGATTTCATCTGGTCAACAGGTGAGTGTTACTTCGTTCACCGTGACCGCTGGAAATGCCTGATAAATCAATGACTTACGCCGGCACGGCACTTGCTCAGGTTCTTCTTGCCGAAGAAAATCGCCGCAAGGGAGCGCGTCTCTAAATGACTACGTACTATATTGCCCCGGGGGGCAATAATAGTAATGCCGGAACTGAGGCGTCGCCTTGGCTAACTATAGGTAAGGCCAACACGACATTAGTCGCTGGAGACAAGGTCTACATAAAGGCTGGTACGTATAGCGATGCTATTCGATCTACTAACGACGGAACCTCGGATGCTAATCGGATCACCTATCAAGCCTTTGGCAACGGCACCGTAAATTTAACAGGGTTCTCCAGCACTGGATCTACTAAGAGAGGAGCTATCAACCTATCAAATAAGAGCTATGTAAGTGTCATAGGCAGAGGGGATTCTGATGCTGTTGACGTTCGTCGAATAGTTATAGTTTTGCCTTCTGGGCAAGTGAGTGCCATGGCTTCCTTTAATGGTGCTACTGGATGCATTATGTCCAATCTCATATCTGTATCCACGGATACGAATGCCACTAACTATGGTATTCAATTCGGGGTCCATAGCTTCGGGGAACAGGAACAAACAAGGTTTAATATTTTACGACAGTGCCACATCACCGGGAATTCCACAACTAGTGTTAGTACGGGGGTGGAAGATCTGATAAACATGGGTGGAATGTCTGATCATTGTTTGGTTGAAGATAACATCTTCGATGGTGCTTCCAGACATATTACTTTCAATAACCAGGGTTCTAACGGTTCATTCATTGCGTCAAGAGGAAACTTCGTTTGGAATAACGCGCATACCGCGCAATCTATTTACAACTGCGGCCCGAACATGCTAGTCGAGAATTCGCGGCTACAGTGCCAAGCACAAATTCCGACTTGCATAGGTCCTGAGTGTAATTTCGGTAGTTCTTTGCAGGTCGGTTCGACCAACATGTTAATCCGATACAACACTCTGTTCGAAGGATGTCGAGCACCGTGTGGATTCGATTCTCAGGGTGGGATAGCTGGAGGCTATGGTGGTGACAATGTGCAGCCGGTAACTGGTTACCGCATTTACAACAATACCGCCGTGGATTCTGCTGGAGTGCCTTTTGGTATTGCCAATTTTATCGGAAGCACTTCGCACATTATAGGTGATGGGATTTTAGTCAACAATTTCTTCTATGATGGGAATGCTCAGTTCTGGTCCAACATATGCATTGTTTACCGAGATCCGACTCCGACTGTAAACGACAGATTTATCCGCAATGTAGTGGGCAACCCAGGCGGTTCTTCATCGGAAGATATTTTGTTTTGGAACGATAGTGGATGGACATTGGCTGAGGCCAAGGCTAACTTTACTAATCCTACTGGCCCAGATCTCCGCGACTGGAATGGCTTCGCAAATGTTTACGATGCTGCACCAGGATTTACTAATTATGCTGCCAACGATTTCACGCTAACTAGTTCAAGTCCATACATAGACGGCGGTGCGCCTCTCACCAGAGTTGCAATTGCAGATACAGGTACAGGGACAAGCCTAATCCTGGATGATGCAAGATTTTTCTACGACGTGTCAGGGTTCCCTGCATGGATGGGGGTGCAGTGGGATTGGATCGCCGTAGGACCTACCAGCAATAATGTCACTGGCGCAACAAAGATTCAGCTAGCAGGGATCAACTATTCCACAAATACTGTCACTCTGACGAGTTCTATCACACGTAATGATGGAGATTATGTTTGGCTGTGGAAGGATTCGGCTGGGCGGCAAGTTATAAGCGGGACAGCCCCCAATATTGGGGCTTTGGAGTTTCAAGACGCAAATATTACTGGAACTGTGTTAATAACAGATGCGCCTGATTTGGCTGCCGCCTCTGGCGCGATAACCGTAACGGCTACTACTGGTTATGCATATATATTAGAGTGACTACATGGCTCTAAAAGATCAGTCACAGATAACGGCAATCTTGTGGTCCACCGGAGGAACGAAAGATACGCTATCTGCGTCCGGGACAGTCGGTGGTGCTCCTGTTGCTGGCTCAGTGTTGTTTATAGAGGCGGTTGATACCGCTGCTATTATTGGAATGGTAGGGGCAGGCGGTAACCTTGGTGCAACAGAAATAGCGGACACTGTCTTGATTACTGCGACAGGAAAAATTATTGGGACTGCGTTTATTTTAGAGTATATACCGCAGATTACCGGCATCGCATATATTTCGGAGAATTCCTAAATGGCAACAGGTAATACGTTATTGGTGTTTACCCCGTTAGCATATGAACCTACGGCCACGAATTACGCAACGTTGGACACGAGAAACCAGCATCCAGTGTTGGATTTCGATACTACTACACAGGAAAGCGCAATCTGGACAAGTGTATTACCTAGGCACTACGGGGGTGGAGGAGTTACTGTTTATGTACACTGGGCAGCGAGTACGGCCACTACCGGGACCATCGGTTGGGATGTGGCTTTTGAGCGTATTGGCGATGGGCAGCAAGATTTAGATGCTGATAGCTTCGCTACTGCTCAAGTAGTTACGGCTGCTACTGTACCAGGCACATCTGGATTAGTAGACATAACCAATGTAGCGGTAACTAACGGCGCAAACATTGATAGCATTGCAGTTGGCGAAGCATTTAGGCTAAGAGTGCGCAGAGATGTCGCAAACGATAATGCCGCTGGTGATGCTGAGCTTGTGGCCGTAGAAATAAAAGAGACATAAAGACAATGGCTCGCTCAGGATTTTCTACTGCGAACTATTTAGGCAGATCGGCGGCGGCCTTTACAGCATATCCGTTCACCGTAAGTATTTGGTATAACTCGTCCGGCCTTCCAGCCGCAAGCAATTACCATACTTTATGGAGTGAATCTGTTGGAACTAGCACCAATACCTGGTGGCAAGCATACTTAGACGGGGATAACTCCGGACAACTGACATTTGATTCAGTGATTTCCGGAGTGTTTAGTACAGCGCGCGCGACTAATACACCAAGCGTAAATACATGGACACATGCTGCCTCTATAGGAACTTCTGCTACTAGCCGTCGAGTTGTAAGTGCCGGTAACTGGGCATCTAGTGGAACGAATACTAGTAGTAGCACACCGACAGGTTTGGTCAATGAGCGAGTAGGAGTCCTTCAGCTCGCTGCAACAGGAGACCCGTTCGCAGGTAGCTTGGCGGAGCTTGCAATTTGGGACGCGGATTTAAGCCAGGCCGAAGTTGAGGCTCTTGCGAAAGGTATAAGTCCACTTTGCATTAGGCCTCAAAATCTTATTTCCTACCGGCCAATTATAGGAAAAACCGGCCCTGAAATAGATATTGTAACGAATCTTGAGCTAACAGTAACTGGTACGTTAGCTGATTCTGCGCATCCACCTATTTTCCGGGCAATATCACTACCAGATTTCCATGTAGAGAGTGCTGGCGGAAGTATTACCGGTACCAGTGCTACTACGGATGCTGCGGACACGTCAGCTATTGCTGCTTCCGTAACTGTGTCAGGCACGGTGGCTATTACGGAGGACGCCAGTACAGCTAGTGCCTCAGGGACAGTTACCGCTCTGGGAACTATAGATGTTACTGAGGCAAGCGATACTGCTTCGGCTACTGGTGTATTGCTTTCCACTGGAACAGTTGGGGTTACAGAGGCCGCCGATACATCATCTGTAGCAGCACTGATAGTTGGCACTGGTACGGCTGGCGTAACAGAAGATGATGATACGTCATTTATTACCAGTTTAATAATTGCGCAAGGCGCGGCGGATGTAACCGAGACTGCTGATACTGCTTCAGCCTCAGGCACAGCCATATCTCCCGGCTCGGCGGACGTTACCGAGGCGAATGACACATCGGAGATTGTAGGTGCAATAGCCACAGGCGGCACGCTAGCAATAACCGAAGCGGATAGCACATTGAGTGCCTCAGGCACGCTCACTTCTACTGGTGCTTTAGAGATTACAGAGTCCGATGATACAGACTCTACATCTGGGTCTGTGCAATGGTTCGGGACTGTCGCCGTAACAGAGGAAAGCGACTCGGCATCTGCCGATGGCATTTTAACTATCAGTGGCACATCCGGGGCAACTGAGCAAGAAGATACATCGGATATTACCGGTCTGACGATAAGCAGCGGTGAAATTGTACTAAATGAATCCGACGATACTTCCTCTATAGACGGGGTTGTGGTTAGCGGAATAATAGGCTCAAGTGAAATAGAGGAACTATCGGACGGAGCAACAATTGGCGGATTCTTGCCTGCTGAAGGATCTGTTTCCATAATCGAGCAGGCCGACACATCGATAGTCCTTAAAGATTTCACCACGGCTTACGGTACCGTAAGCGTTGTAGACACAATAGCTGTAACAGAGTCAGCAGATGTCTCGGCAATATCCGGTTCAGTAAGTGATGCTTCGCAGAAGATTACAGAAACTGGGGAATTTGTATGGTTATTGCTGGATGAAATAGGTAGGACTCGTGTTGGCAATTTATTGGCTGACGGGGTAATTGTTTTTGGTGAAATACCTGTAGTTGCAGGAACAATCGCTGTAAGCGAAGCTGAGGATGTAAGCGCGGCTACCGGAGCTATTGTTGCTACCGGAATGGCTTCAATTACGGAGCTGTTCGATGGCCTATCGAATCCTGACTCTGGATCGTCTCAAGGCATAGTCAGTTCTATAGGAACAATAGCTGTAACTGAGTCTACTGACACATCAGTAGTTGATGGCTTGGTAGTTGTTACCGGAACCATAGCAGTTACAGAGTCCGTCGATGCTCCTGTCATTTCGGGTATTGTGGGTCAAGGCGGTACGGTCGAAGTATCGGAAGCTGAGGATACGTCCAGCATAGCAGCTGTGATCTCTGGCATTGGCTCAGTCTCCACAACCGAGCAGGATGACACTAGCACAGTGTCAGGTATAGTTGAAGCAACTGGCACCATAGACGTTTCGGAAGCCCAGGACCCAGTATCTGTATCTGGGGTAGTCGGCAGTGCTGTTAGCGGCACTGTAGCCACCACAGAAACAGTTGATACTACATCTGCTGTGGGACTCGTCACAGTAATCGGCTCTACTGCCATCACCGATGGTGCTGACTCTGTGGAGTCGATTGGTACCGTTATGTCAGCCCCGTCTGTAGTGGCTACTAATAGCGGCAATTCGGCAGGTAATGGCACGGCGCATACAGTCAATCTACCGACGAGCATAGCGGCAGGAGATTTACTGTTAGTAGCATTTTCGAATGATGGTGCTGCTACTGCCAGCGTCACTACACCGGCGACTGGCTGGAATGAACTATTCACCGAGGTTAATGGCACTGCAAATAGATTAACAGTTTTCAGTCGCTCGGCTGATGGTGGCGAAGGAACTACTATCACCGTAACGACTAGTTCGAGCGAAGGTTCTGCGCACGCTAGTTATAGGATTACCGGTTGGTACGGTTCTGCAGTTGAAGGTCTGGCAGTAGGCACAGCCGCCACTGGTTCGAGCACTAACCCAAACCCGCCAAGCCTCGATCCAGCTAATTGGGGATCAGAATTTTCGCGCTGGATCGTTGTTTATGGTTGGGACGGTAATGTATCGCATACGTCATATCCAGCCGACTATGCTGATAACCAAGTAACAAATCGTTGGGTCAATGCCGGCGGTGCCGGAGTGGCCATGGCCACTCGGGCGCTGAACTCGGGATCTGAAAATCCTGGTACAGCAACGATAGGCTCCGAGCAATGGATAGCTAACACCATTGTCGTCAGGCCTGACGCTGTATCGCGCACTGGCGCGATAGCGGTAACAGAAGCCACAGATTCAGGTAATGCGGCCGGCGTAATTGCTGCTATTGGCTCATCTGGCATTATCGAGGTGGCCGACAGCCCGAGTATATCTGGTGCTGTGCAGTGGACCGGTATAGTTGCGGTAACAGAGGCGACTGATACAGTCTCAGTAGATGGGACCGTAACCGCAACTGGAACTGTATCAATAACCGAATCTGATGACATATCATCTATTGCAGCTTTAGCGGTCACGCTAGGTGCCGCAGATGTAACGGAAATTGCCGATACTTGTTCTGCCTCTGGCGATGCGGCAATTGGGGTAACTGGGACAGTTGCCGTTACCGAGTCGGTGGATACGTCAAACGCGACTGCTGTGGTCGCGGTTATCGGATCTATTGCATCGACCGAGCAGGCGGACACTAGTACAGCATCAGGGATTGTAAACGCAATTGGCACGATAGAGGCTGCCGAAGCACATGATACTTCTGTCATATCTGGGTCGGTTGGCACCGCGATTAGTGGTTCGGTAGCCACCACAGAGGCTAGCGACACATCAACTGCGTCTGGTGCTCTGGCGGCATTAGGAACCGCAGCGCTAATTGAGTCAGCAGATACATCGACTGCTGTCGGGGCGCTTGGCTTAGCGGCTACGGTAGCCGCTAATGAGGATGCAGACACTGCTGCGGCAGCAGGTCTTGCTAGTACTCTGGGTACATCAGCCGTAACTGAATCTGTTGATACCGCAGCAGGGGCCGGGATTGTAGTAGTGGCTGGAACATCAGCTATTGCCGAATCGGCAGATACAAGCAGCATAAGTGCCATTGTTGGCCAGGGCGGAACTGTAGGTGTTACGGAAGGCGCTGATACATCAGCAATAGCTGGTGTCGTAAAAGCATCCGGGTCCATTGCTGTAACAGAAGGCGAGGATGTCGGTACGCTAGGAGGGTTCATAACCCTACCGGCGCTTACTGGCGCTATAGCCGCCACAGAAGACGCTGATACCACCTCCACGAACGGGTTTGTTACCGGTTCTGTCGGTGGTGTAACTACAGGAAGTTGGGTTGGCGAACCTCAGATATTTAAACAATGGACGCCTGCTTTCGAGATTCACAAATGGCAAGAACCGGAAGAGTTAGAACAGCCGCCGCAGCTATTCGAGTTTGAATTAGAAGCAGAGGGCGGTTCGTTTGAAGTAATAGGCCATCCTGCTGAATTGCGAGTCGAGCGCGTGTTGATAGCTGAGCCTATAGAGATAACCATTGATAATGGATTTATATTTCAATTTATGCTTGCTTCTCAGAAAAGATGTTTTGCGCTTGGCATGGATGAAGGCTGGTTATTAGGACAGGATTAGTTTTATATGAGGGCAAGATAGTGGTTGGTGATGTTTTCAGTGTGTTGAGCAGCGTAGCTGCTGGCTCAGTCTTGGATATTCAACCAGGAGCCGGGGTTGAGGTGGTTATTCATAACATTTATCACGAGGACAATGTAGACCTGCAATGGTATGACGGGACCAATACGCTTACATTTTCTGTAATGGCTGGTGCCGGGGCAGAAACAAACCTGCAATTTCACTGCAAGAACGCGCTTAGAGTAAGAATAAAGAATACGCACGCAAGTGCCGCGAAGCTCCTTGGTTATGACGGAGTGCAGACTAAATGAGGCATGCCCTGGAGTTGTCCTCTAGGAGAAGGCTAGCGGAACAAGATAGGCGTTTCGGAAAAGCCTTAGAGCGTTACGGAGCAGTATTCAATGGTACTGCTGACGACAAAGCCGCAATACAAAACGCCATTAATGCTGTAAGCGGCACAACAAAGGGCACTCTTGTTTTCCCTGACTCTAATGAAGTTGCTGGATGCAAAATTAATTCAGGAATCACAATTGATGTCTCAAAAACCGGGGTTGATTTCAACAATATCAGCATAGATGCTAGCTCTATTACATCCGGTTCCGTAATAACCCTGACTGGAAGCTCCGCTTCAGGTTACGGGCTTTATGATCAGCATGTTGTTGCATTGGAGCGGTTGCGTTTGCTGGGCAATGGGCAGGCTGGCACAGTGACTGCGCTTAATTTAACGCCAGGAACTGGATTGGCTGGAGTAGCCAATGTTGAAGTCAGGGATATCATGGTTAAGGATTTTGGGATAGGCGAGGCATTTGGCGACAATGCCTATCTGACGAATCATTACAACTGCAATTATTACGATTGTGGTCTTGCAATCTCAGTACCAAGCGGAGCCAATAAGGGTGAGGGACTGCGTTGGTTTGGCAGTGTCATAGCCAATGGTGTGAATGGAATAAACCTAGCTGATCCCGAGACGGACATGTTTTTCTATGGGATGCATATGGACTACAACACCGGATATTTGTTAACCCAGACAGCCGGGCGCACACACTTTAGCGGATGTCATTTTGAGGGCAGTGATGATACGTCAACGTGGTTTATTTTGTCAGGGTCCGGGTCTAGAGCTTCGTTCGTTGCTGGTGAATTTGTACATACAGCGGGTGCCCCGCATGCTGTAGGGCAGTACTTTAATATCACCTCGCCAGCGGCAGCTCGCTTAAGCGGTTCGCTTATGGTTAACTTCCGCAACACGGCCGAGCATTTCGCCATAGGCACTGGGCTTATTGTTGTAGATGGAACAAAGTTCTATGACGTATCCGAGATGCCATATGCACTAGCGAGTGATTTAAGGAATTCGCTAGTGGATGGCGGTTTTGAGACTACCGAGAGCGTAGGATTCTACTGCACCGGGGCGGCAACTTTCGACGCTCGCGGGACGGGGACTTCAGTAGCTACTGCACGCAGCACTACTACTGCCAATACTGGAACCGGTTCACTAGCCATTACGCGATCTACTGGGGCTGATGCAACAGCTAATTGCTATATCCCGCTATCTAACTCTGGCCAGGTTATGTCTGTTCGGTACTGGGACCGGAACATCAGCGGTGCTGTAACTGGTACTTATACATATAACATGCAGTGGGTTCGTATAGGTACTAATCAAAACGGCCTGCCATCTATAATAGCTAGCCAAAACATAGGCAGTCCAGGAGCCATAACTCCTACGAATACGTGGACTATGCGCGGGGAGCGCCCGGTTGGCTCTAGGGAGGCTCCTGTTTGGGCCAACGCGCTGGAATTCAGGTTTGACCTAACCAGCCTAGGCAATGGGACTATTTACATAGATGACTTCTCGGTGTCTGGATGGTAGATGGTTAAGACAATTTTCTAAACTCTCTAGTCGGCATGGATGATGGCTGGATGCTAGAACAAGATTAGAGCGCATTTTAAGAGTTGTTACAGAGCCGCCAAGTGGCGGCTTTTTATTGCCTGAAAGAAAGATGAGTGAATGGAGCTAGAGCCGCGACGTATGGCGCTGTTAGAAGTATCACCGGAGATGCTACTGCGAGCGCTCAAATTACCTTCTGATACCAAATTGTTGGAAGCGAAGACAGATCCGAACTATTACGGAGGAGTTTTGCTGATGCGCATCGAGCACCCGGATTTACCGGCTGTACGTCATGGTGAATGTTTAAGAAAAATTAGTGCGTCCTTCTACGGTAATGTATTTGTGAAATGGGATTTATGACATGAAGTTAGGAACTCAATACAGATTATTTCCAAGAGGCATTAGCCGGAAGATTGATAAAGATAATCGGACGGTTGAGCTTTCTTTTTCTTCCGAAGAACCTGTTAATCGTATATGGGGGAAAGAAATTCTTGTTCATGGCGACGGCATGCGTCTTGATCGCCTGAATTCACGCGCGAACGCATTATTTAATCATCATATTGATGATGTTGTTGGGGTGATAGAGGGGGCGCGCAACGGCGCTGATCGCAAGGGTCATGCGCTAGTCAGGTTTGGTAAGCACGATAGAGGTAATGAAGTATTCGGTATGGTCGAAGATGACATCCTGTCCAATGTGTCAATGGCATACAGAATCATTGATGGCGAGGAAGATAAAAAGACGAATACTTTCCGGATCACTGAGTGGGAGCCAATGGAAATATCGATCGTTACTGTCCCTGCGGATATTACCGTAGGGGTCGGAAGGAATTTCGCGGATAGCGAAACAGAGGTCCACTTTCGGACCATCAATGAACCGGCGGCAGCCGCCGAAACACAGGAGACAAATATGTCTACCGAAGCAAGCGCCACGGCGGGCGAAGTCGCCGAACAGCACGAATCCCAGTCTTGGGTGCAAGACAATGAAGTAGCAGCAAAGTCTGGGAACGAAGGTCGAGATACCAGACCCACAGAACGCCGTACCCAGGCCATGGATATGGAGAAGGACCGTAGGGAGGGTATTGAGAATCTCTGCAAGGCTAACAATATCGACCAAAGAATCAAGAATGAGTGGATTACTTCTGGCGCATCAATGAGGCAGGTGTCTCAGGAACTCATGGGTATTCTAGAATCGCGCGGTAAAGATGGGTCAAAGGTCATCTCAAAAATTGGATTGACCAGTGCAGAAACCAGGAGATTTTCCATTGCGAAGGCCATCCTGGCAGTTAGCGACGGTGGGAATTGGACCAATGCCGGATTCGAGGCAGAGTGCTCGCGCGCTATTGCACAGAAGCTTGGCAGGAATCCTGATCCACAAAAGTTCTATGTTCCTTACGAGGTGCAAGAGAGAGCAGCAAGGTCTCCGGTTGAAGACCTTGCTTACGCCATCCTGAAACGTGATTTAACCGTAGCCACTGCTGGCGCAGGTGGATTTTTGGTCGAGACCGCGAATGTTGGGTTTATTGAATTGCTTCGCAATCGTTCGGTTTTGTTCAACATGGGTGCGCGCCGCCTTCCAGGATTGCAAGGAAATGTAGCTATTCCGAAGCAGTCCGCAACCGGGTCAGCGACTTGGTTAGCAACAGAAGCCACGGGAATAACCGAGATCACGCAAACCTTTGTGCAGATTGCCATGTCACCCAAGAACGTTGGGGGTTACACGGAGATCAGCAGGCAATTGCTGTTACAAGCCAATCCTGCTGTAGAGGGTTTGGTGATGTCTGATCTCGCCACTGTGGTTGCTCTGGCTATCGACCTAGCTGGACTAAACGGCTCAGGTGCGTCCGGTCAACCTTTGGGCATTATCGGTACTTCTGGGGTTGGAGCGGTGACAGGTACTTCTCTCGCTTATGACGATATAGTGGAATTCCAGACAGATGTATTTGCCGGAAATGCGCTTACTGAAGCTTCTGGGTATGTCACTACAGGTGCTGTAGCTGGCTTGCTGAAAACTCGCGTTAAGTTTGCCAGCACTGCTTCACCGATCTGGGAAGGGCGTCTGGAAAGCGCAAACGTGGACGGCTATCGTGGAATGGCATCTAACCAAATGCCGGCAGCCACTATGATCTTTGGTGATTTTGGCCAAGTGATTGTTGGCGAGTGGGGTGTGCTCGAGGTTGAGGTCAACCCGTTTGCGAATTTCCAGGCTGGAATTGTCGGGGTGCGTGCAATTGCATCTATAGATATTGCTGTGAGATATCCCACAGCCTTTTCAGTGGCGGCGAGCATCACATAGCCATTCATCATGTTAGCGGCGACCGGATTGGCTCTTGTCGCCGCTAAAACAAATCTGGAGGTTGGTATGAATAAAGTATTTACAGGACGCCCGGAATCAGTCCGGGTTAGATCGCTCAAGGGGTTTTACGCACGTGTTGATGGGGTTCATAAAGTTGTAAACCCCAATGATGTTGTGGAGATTCCCTATGAACTAGCTTGTGAGCTGAAAGCGGCTAACAAAGTAATCGCCACAGAGGAAGCGGTTAGGATTGCCAATAGCTACATGCCAGAGCGCAAGAAGGGTGGTCCGGTACGGGATGCTGCCAGCGTGCAATTAGAGGCATTGACCGCTGCTGTAGCAGCCCTGCAAAAGACAGTTGATTATTCAATGCAGCATAGAGGTAAATAAAAAATGTTATCCCATCAAGGTCAGGCTTCTAACTCGGTAGCATTGTTAAACCCTGTATCTGCAGCCAACACAGCTGCGGCTACGAGCGCATGGGTTGATGTTCGCCCAGTAGAGGGCGACATTGTGTTTGTGAACCATGTGGGCGTCCTTACCGCTGGCTCCATTACATGGACTATTGAACATGCGAGCGACGGTTCAGGGACTGGTGCTGCGGCTATTACGCCTAACGAAGGCGCTTATGTTGCTGGTGCCACTAATCAGATCCAGAAACGCACAATCCCGGCGGGAGCAGTTGCCGGATGGGTTCGCTGTGTTGGGACAATAGTGACCGGACCGGCCTTGGTTGCGGCATCTATTATATCGCATCCCAAGTACACGTAACTCGAATGACATTCGAGGAAGACCGTTCCGTATTCTTTTCAGATTTTGCAGTGGTTGCTGTTTGGACTCCAGCAAACGGATCTGTAGAGCAGACTGCAAATGTCATTTTGGACGCGCCTGACCAGGCATTATTCGACAATAGCGGACGCTCGACTGAGTATGCAATTACTTATGACTACGTCAATCTATCCGGGCTTGCGCCTGGTGAAAGCATCACAGTTGATGGTGTGTCATTTAGGGTGCGTGATGTGTTTCATATTCAGGACGGGAAGGTAATGAAGGCTTTACTAGCGAGATATTGATGTTTATGAATGAGTCATATGAAGAGTTCCCATGGTGGTGCCTCCCAGAGGGGCATCAGGCTATGGAACTGAATGTCAAGAATGGTCAAATTGCGCTGTGGACAGATAGAGGTCTACAAGTAACTTCCGTTGAATACATTACTCAGGAGCTTAAACGCTGGCCGTAAATTATGACTATGCAATCTGGATGCATGGCCACTTCGGTGGCCATTTTTATTGGCGCTAGGACAAATGGCTGAGCTACACGGATTATTTGAGTTATCTGTAACAAACGCTACCGGATACAGCAACAAGTACGATTACACGGTAATCGAGTTAACAGCTCAATTCACGTCGCCTACTGGCATTGTTTACAACTGGTACGGTTTCCATGATGGGGACGGTGCTGGTGGCCAGACAGGAAATGTTTGGAGAGTCCGCTTTCGTCCTAACGAAGTAGGGACATGGAACTACACAATGGATTGGTCAGACGCTACTACCAATCCTTCACCTGGCAGCTTCTCTTGCGTCGATACAGGGCTGTACCGAGGGCATCTAAAAGTAGCGATGGATAATCCATGGTACTTCATGGATGCCAGGAATGCTGTAGTTCACGCCAGGCCATATGACGTTCAGAGTTGGCTGTATTTTGCTACAGCGTCTAAAGATATCGTTGCTGAGTCTGCCAATTATCAGGCAGTGTTGCAAAACGATGTGATCAATCGTTCATACAACATGGTCATGTGGCAGAACCAAGGCTATGTCGGAGAGCCGACAGCCATGACTACTACATGGTATGAAGGTAGCGGGACTAACAAAAAGAGGTTTAATTGTAGTGTCTTTAAAACACACGAGTCGGCACTTACTCTTTGTGCTAATGCTAACGTCTACGCGTTTCCGTTCTCCATTTTTGGGCAAGGATCTCAGCCAGCCAATCTTGCCGATGCCCAGGTTTTTTTGAAATACTGGTTAGCGCGTTTCGCTCCGTACTTCAATTTCTTCGGCTTTGGCTATCTCTACGAGTGGGAGGACATACTTAGCCCGACAGATGCTAGCGCCATAGGCCAATACCTTAAAAATAACAATCCATGGCCGACGATGCTATCAATGCACGACGCATCGTATTCCACCTTTACAGGGTGGCTTACATTTTCAATGCGGCAAGGGCAGACAACTTCCGTTTTCACTGGCAATTCACGCAGGGCAGGGGTTCAGCAGATATCTGACCCCAACGGATCTGGGGGAATTGGCGATCCGTTTATAAATAAACCAATACTTGGGTCAGAGGACATCTGGGAGTCAACTGCAGGTACGACAGGGCTGCCTACGAACGCGTCAGAGGTAAGGCGCGGTGCTTGGGGTGAGGTTCTCGCTGGCGTCATACCAGTCTATTCTAGGTGGGTCTACTCTAATACAAACCTGGGGGAGTCAAGCGTCCGTAGGATGTTTGACTTCGTATATACACGGACACGATACAGACAATGGGTTCAGAAGAACAGTTTAGTTGATAGCGGATCTGGGCAGGTATGTTCTGGGATAACAGGAACGGAATATTTGGTTTACGACCAAGGTGGTGGTTCAATTACCATCAACCTATCCGAAGCACCGGCTTCTACAAATTTCACAGTAAGCTGGTTCAATCCGGCAGACGGAACAGAGAGTTCCGGATCTCCTGTCCTAGGAGGAGCGTCTAGGACAATTGCATCACCATTCGGAAGCAATGACAGTGTCCTGCTTCTTGTTGGAACAACTGGTGGCAGTGGGACTATAGTATATACACAGGATTTCAGCAGCGTTCCGTCAGGCGGGACATTCTTACTTCAATACCCTCCAGGCAGTCCTGACTTCGTAAATATTCTAGCTACAGGACCTGGGAGGTTATTTGTCAATGACGGATCTGGTTTTCCACCGAATGTTTGCATACTAAGTGATTTTGGCAGCACCCATTATGTTAGATGTGTTAATCCGTCTAGCCCAACTGGTGATCAGCAAGTTAGCGCTAGTGTATTTACTACCACAATATCTGTTCAGAGCACTGCTGGTTTACTCGTACGTTGTGCCACAGACAACAGCGCCAATTTTTACGAGGCACGGGTAACGCCTAGTATAGCTAGTGAGGTGGAAATAGCTCGATGGACTAATGGTGTAAGAACAGTAATTGCATCGGCTGATCGCGGAATATCAAATACTGACGCTACGAGGACATGGAGATTTAGTGCTTCTGGCATAAACCCGGTTCGTTTAGAGCTTCAAATAGATGCCTCTGCTACCCTCGTATTCTTGGATAGCGATCCTGACAGGAAACAATCGGGAACATGGGGGGCCTATGCGAATGGACATGGGGATACTAATTATTTAGACAATATAGTTGTCGATAGTGTAACTGGAGGCGGAGGAGGACCACCGCCTCCTACCGGGTCCTCTCTTTCTGCCCTTACTGCTTCCATGCAAAACGGTACATGGGGGCAACTTCTAGGAGTAACTGGAGGCCAAGCATTCACTGGGCCTCCAGGCACTAACGGTGTAGATGGTTCAATTTTGATATTCGCAAGCTGCGGGTATTGGGATGCTGGTAGCCGCAAAGTTTATTTTATCGGGTCGGACCATACACCGGTAGACTCTGACCACATGCGGCGGTTCGTCACATTTGATGACGCTACCAATTCGTGCCGAGTTGAGTCTAGCCCGTCATTCGTAGACGTTCCTGGGACAAATCATGGCTACGGTCATTCCAGAGGCAGGCCTGGAAAATTCTTCGAGCACGGAGGTTCCAATCCACATATCTATGATATCCCAACAGGAGTTTGGTCTAGTCAACCGTCATTCCCTGGAGCAATACAACACGGATTCAACGGAACTGACTATTTTGCAGCACGCTCTCGCAGATACGTAGCCGGTAGCACTGAGGTCTGGTATCTCCAGGATGGAGGAAGCGTATGGAATCTGGAGACCACCAGAGCAATGGGGGATTTCCATTGCTTCTGTGTAGTGTCTCCTATAGCCAATATCCTATTGTTTGGCGGTGGAGAAAATGACTTTAATAAAGTTTGGAGGATGAGCTCCACTGGGACTGTTACTCAGCTTAGCAATTCTCCTGTTAGCTTAGGACAGAACTCTAATCGTGTCACTTATGATCCTGTTGGCGGAAACTTCCTTGTGGTATGTGGTGACGGTAATCTCAGACAGCTAAATGCATCGACAGATACCTGGTCAGTAGCGTCAAGCCAGCCTTCACAGGTAACTAGCGGAATATCTTTAAATTCAATCATTGCAATACCGATTGAGACATACGGATGTGTTCTGTTCATGGTTGGTCAGAATGATTCTGACCCATTGTTTTGGGT